AGAGTTATATTACGAGTAATGACAACAGTAGACCCACCAGCGCCACCTGTGACAGACATAGAAATAGTACCAGTAGAACCATCGCCACCCGAAACAGTGTAGTTAGTAGTAATTGTTTGTAATACGCCATTAATAAATACGTTTAAATCTGCGTTGTCAAAAAATTCAAATGGTACTGCAAAAGTGGTTTGTGTTACTCCTGACGCAACGGTGTAGGAAATACGTGGTGAATTGTCTGCAATATTAATTGTCATAGTAAACCCTCATTTGAGTGCAGAATATAAATGTAATTAGTTTGCTTCAACGCACAAAAAACAAAAAATTCCGCACAATTAATAACGACCTATTGTTATGTTGCCATAGTTTTCTGCAACAGCAGTTGGTAAAACTCTTGACATATAATCAATATATGGAATGCCAAGAAACGGTAAAATTCTATCTAATGTTTTTGCACTTTGCTCAAAGTTGCCACGAATTAAATCATTAAATGCACGACCATATTCTAATCCAATTGAGGGTCCTGCTCCTAAAACTCCAACAATAGCATCAGGAGTGTTTGGTTTTTGAGGATACTTAGCTTCAATAAGGCCACCAGTTAAATTAGGACCTCCAAGAGCAAGGCTTGTAGCAATAGAAGTATAAATTAAATCAGAATATAATGGTGCAACACCAGAATAATCAAACGCTCTGGCAAATTTGTCTTTATCTTCAAGCTCAACAAAGTCAGGTGTCCTTGACTCAAGTACCATATAGCCAAGACCCATTGCTACTGCAAAACCAAGAAACTGAGATTTGATCTGACCATGAGCATATGCACCCATAGTTTTATTTACAGCAGCCAAACTATAACTATAAAATTGAAATGGTAATCCCAGCAATCCACTTTCTATTCTTGCATAACCTCGATACTGTTTATCTTCTTTCATTCCAAATTTTCTAGCTATTCGCATTGGAATGTAGGCAACACCATCTGTAATTATTGGTTTGTCAGCAGGAGTTCCCATAAGAATGGTATTTGCAATGCCAGAGCTAAGAGCATTTCTAAATCTATTTTTTGCTAATTCATCTGTCCAAGCATCAGAGTTAGCAATGTATAATCCTGACTCACCTTTTTGCCATTTAGATTTTGAGTTATCAGCAATTCGTTTTGCAATATCTTCATCAATCAAATATCTTGCAAGATATTCTATTTCAAATTGAGAAGCTTTTTTATTTGCTAGTTTTACAGAATAATCTATGAGTGTATGACATCGCACCATAGAATCAAATTCTTTAAATATTCTTGTTAATGGTGCTAATCCATTTAGCAAGTAAAAAGCATTTTTAGATTTATCAAAAACATTAGAACGTAATGGATTGTTTCCTAAATCATCTACTAATCGTAAATGAGAACTGCCCATAAGTATTTCTAATATTTCCCCTGCAATTCTACCTTCTCTTGCGCCCATCTTAATTTCTGTTTTTTCAAGAACCCCAAAGAGTCCTTTCATTGTAGTACCAAGACCATGCTCCATAAGAATTTTTGCAGGTTCGGTTAATGTAGATATTCCTGCTTTGCCAAGAAAACCAAGTTGAGCAAGATCACGAAGAACATTAGCTGCGGTATAATCCCATCCACTAGGATCACGATGGATAACACTTCCTGCAACACGCTCATATAAATGACGCATATCTTTCATTACAGCAAATCTTTTGCGAGCAGGAACTTTATTAATAATCATTTCTATTTCCTGATCGTCTAATAAATCTTCTATTGATCTGCCGCCAAACTGTTTAGAAAACTCATAGCGCGAGCCTGTTCTATTTACATATGCTTTCATTACCTGCAAAGGATTAGTATGAATAAATTTCAACACCTCACTATTGGGTATATCTATAGCCCTATGTTTCATATGCTTAGACTTGCCCAGTCCAAAGAACCCTTGGTCAAAATCCAGATCATCAGTATTGTTTATTATTTTATCTGTAAGTTCTTTTACCCTTCTAGTAACATCTTTGTCTTTTGTAGAAGATAAAACTATTTTACCATTTCGTTCTATTTCAACAGGGTTATTTTTAAACCACTGAAAAAGAATTCCCTCAAATTCTGGTCTATTTTTTCTAATTATATCCCTATCCCAATATCTCGGACGAAATACAGTTTCATTTTTAGGTAATACTTTTTTATTTTTTGCTTGAGGTTGAGACTCTAAAACAGCTTTATGCTCTTTTATTTTTGCTTTTTGATTTGATATTGCTCTGCGAATGTAGGCTTTATCATCTTTATTTTTAACACGCTTTAGCTGATCTTCATATACACTTATCTTTGTTTCACGTTTAATTATATCAGCCTCATAAAATGAATTGCTTCCGATAAGCCCTTCTTCTTTAAGTCTTATTTCCCATTCATCATAGAATGTATTTAGAACATTCATTGCTTGGGTTTCAAAATCATCTGCACCTTTCTGACCTTTAATTACTTTTGCGTCAACATTTGTAACCCATGTTTCAAAGTCACTTCTTTTATGCATGTAATCAAACTTAGATGTAACACCTTTGCCTGTTGACTTACCCCATATTTCTAAGAGTTCGTCATAAGCTCTTACCATTTCTCCTTCTAATAGTTTTGAGTTTTGAAATACAGAAGGGCGTAATGTTTTTCCTGCTTTGTTAGCAGCAAGCAATATCCCAGAATCATTTGCAATTTCTAAGGTAGTAAGTTTTACAGAATCAGGAATAGTTTTGTCTTGAAGTATTCTTTTCATTGGGGTTGTTACAGCACCATAAAGCCATGAATCTGTAAATATACTTTCTGCAATCCCAAGATCTTTTGTTGCAGTTCCTGTTTGTACTTCATCTTTCTTACGTGTGACTGTTTCTTTTAACTTTTTAATTTCAAACTCAGCATCCTGCATTGCTTTTGCTCGTCGAGTTTTTGGAACAGAAATAGCTCCTTGCAATAAAAATCCAAAAGCAGCAGCAGATCCAATATTTATAAAAGCTTCTTGCTTTGTTGCTAAGGGATCGTTTGGATAACGAATAGCTTCTTGGGCTGCAACTAATCCACCAGTTGCTGCACCAGTTCTTAATGACTTTGAAAGAACACTTGCACCTTTTATAAATGGTATTGGCAAATAATTTATAGGATCAAAAAATTCTGTTCCTAATGCAGTAAGTAATGATGCCTGCCCATTTACATCTCTTCGTTCAATATTGCGTCTAAGATTATATTCTAATGTTCTCAAATGGTCCATGCTTGTAGCTTTTGCTAACTCATTTGAATACAAAACAAGATCATCAGAAACATGTTCAATAGGATTAAATCCTTCTTCTAATTCAGGATTCCAACCATATTGATTAATTTCTCTTATCTTATCTATAAAAGGCATATAGCGAGAACCGAGCATAGCAGCCGTATTCTCATAAAATGTTGCTTCTGCCTCTTCTTCCTCGTCTGTACCTCTTGGCAAAAACTGTATATTAGGAATGTGATCTATAGCATTTTTCATTATGGTAAATCTATATTATACATTGTTACAATCCCAAGCCTTCTTAAAAAGCTATCTGTTGGGATAAACTTTTTGTTTGCTTTTTCAATCATCTTTTGACGAGTTGCTTCTGCCTGTTGAATAGCAAACTGTTTTTCTTGCTCATATTTATTTTGCATAAAATCGCCTGTTAATGATGTGTCAAACATAGGCCAAAAAGGAGCAGTCTCGCCAGATGGTTCAAGGGGATTTTTTTCTTGGTCAATTATTAAAGCTCTAATTTCACCAGTATCTTCTTTATAGTAAGCATAGAACTCTGGAATATCTCCATTCATAAAAGGCACAAGAAACACTTGTTTAGTCATACCAGTTACTACTGTTTTATCTGAAACAATTCTTTCACCACTGCGAGAAGCTCTTGTTTGTGTTGTTGTATAAGATATTTCTTGAGGCTCACCTAATCTAAATCCTCTTGGTAAAGCGTCATTTACGCGAGTTATAAATTCTTGTCTTTCATCTTCATCAGGGAAAACAAGACTTAAAGCCATTCGTGTTTTAGCTTTATCATTATGTATTGAAAAATTAGGATCAATTACATGAACAGATTCAGCATAATTTTGATTTATGTAATTATCTAAATTTGTTTTTATATCTTCCCTTGATAAACCCATTTGGGCATACATTGAAGCAACACTATCAATTTGACTTGCAACACTAGCATCAACATTTAAGTTTCTCATAACCCATGATTTAGGCGTTACCCTTTTACCAAAATCGGTAAATCCAAAAATCTTATCAGCATTTTCTTGTGCATTAGGTCCGTTAATTGCATTTTGTAACTCAACAATTATTTCTGATGCACTTCTGTTATCACCATGATATTGTTTTATTTCAAGAACTTGGTCTAACAATGCAGCTTCTGTTTCAGAAAAAGCACCTCTAAGTCTATTTACAACACCTTTCTCACTAACATCATTTCGTAATGTCATAAGGTGACGCAATAATATTTCTGACTCTTCATCAGTAAATGGATCAGTCCCAGACAAATATTTCTTTGTATTGCTTACAAGATTTTCTGATAAAGTATATCTATTTAAATTAATAAACTCTGGTATTAATGAAGATTTATCTATTGACGATTGAACACCAAAATTATCTAACAGAACTTTATCAACATGAAGCCTTGCTTCTTGATCTTTTACAGTGCCGCCACCAGTAATTATTTTTTTATTTAATTCTTGTAATTCAATTGCTTCTTTTAATAATTTTTCTTCTTCAACCTCTTGCTGTCTTACACGCTCTTCTCTTGATCGAATTGATTTAAGAACTTCTTTTTTACTTACATCAAATGTTTCTGGACTTTGTTCCATTGTTTGCAATATTTCATTTGCAATTTGAACAGATTCTTCTGACAAACTTAAGATAGCATCGCTTTTATCTTTACCGTCGGATTCAATGTAAAGGTGTATTCCATTAAGTTCTAAAGATGTAAAAGAATCTTTATTATTTAGTATTCCTAAGTTTTTATTTATTTGAATACCGTTTATTAATTGTTTTTTTTCTGTATCAGAAAGCAATGAATTAGTTGTGACTCTATTAATAAAATCATTAGCTACTTCATCTGCAATACCATTTCTTCTTGCTACAATTCCTAACTGCCCACCTTCATTTGCAAAGGCTCTACTTGTTTTAAACTTTTCAATATTATTTACATAATCACTTTCTATACTTTTATAGTAACCCTCTGCAAAGCTTAAATCTGTATCTTGGAAAATTCTTTTACTTACTAAATTACCTATGAGAGATTTTTGAAAATCAGTTAGTGGGAGTTCATCTAAATCTCTACCACGTCGAGCAAGACCAGTTAAAAATTCATCTGGATTACCCTGTTCTGCACCGAGTATTAAAAAAGTTTCTAAAATCTTTTCTCTATATTCTGATCTTAACTGACCTTCTTGACCTTCTTTAAGGTTAACATTGGCATTCCTAATATAATCTTGAAGAGTTCTTTCTTGATTATTTATTAAATTTGTTGCTGTAATTAAAGCAGCTTGTAATGGAATCGCACTATCACCATCAAATGCTTGTTCAGCTTCTAACAAATTATTATACAACAATGATGAATCTAATATTCCCTGATTAGCATTGCCTGATGCAAAAACATTAAAATCTTGTTTCTCTTGTATTGCTAATTTTTTAGTTTCTTCAGTCTGAATTGCTGCGAGTTCAGATGCTTCTGCTGTTTCCGCACTTAAAAAAGCATTAGACAAATCTTTTGTAAAAGTAGCAATCTTTTCAACATTATTATCATCAGTATATTTAAGAATATTTTCTAAAGCTGGCTTTAATGCTTCTGATAAACCATCAGTAAATCCGCCTTGTGTTTTTATAGCAAGTAAAAACTTTTTCCGTTGGATGTCATTTCCTGCAAGTTTTTCTATAACAGAATTTACTTTGCCTGTTGCATATGCAGTTCGCAAAAGAATATTATGTTCACGACTTTTGCCTTGACCTAAAAGATTTGTTTCTTCTGCATCAACAACTTTAGCTACTCTAGCTTCAAGCCATGGGTCAAAATCATCTGATGTATTTCCAAATCGACTACCTTCTTCTGTATCAGAAAAAGTTTTTCCTGCATTAAAAGCAGTTATTAAATCATCATTTAAACTATTTTCTAAACCTTCTTTAAGCTTTGTTTTTTCTCTCGCAGCATTAAAGTTTCGCAAACTTATTTCTGTTTGAGCCATTTCCATTGCAGATTGGCTTTCAATAAAGTTTGTAAATAATGTAGGTTTGCCATTTTCTTCTGAACCGAAAGCAAGACTTTTTGTATATTCCCCTAACGCATTAGAAACTAAAGCAATATTATTAGGATCATCCTGATATTTAAGAGCAAGCTCATTAGCTTTAAGTTTTATATCAGTAGAAATTTCTTGTTGAAATCTATCAGTAACTAATCTTTGATATGCTTCTCCTGCGGTTCTACCAACAAAGTTATTAGCATTAAGTTCGTTTAAAGCTTCTGGCTCACCAGTTAAGGGATTTATTGCTTTAATTTCTGTTGAGGATAATGCTGCGGCTTTATCTTCTGCCTCTGATACCGAAGCCCTTGCCATTTCTTTGACAGCAACTTCAACCATTTGGTTTGCTGCGTTGGCTATCCTTCCATACTTTTCTGCGCCACCAGTATTTAAATTTACTGTTCCTATTGGCCCAAGACCTTTTGCTTGTCTCTTCATCCGTATGATTGGCATGATAACCTCACTAAGCCTTAAACACGTTCTTCAAACCATCTGAAACAGACGGAGGTAAATTAGTAGCAATCTTATACATATTGCCTAAGAAGTTTGCATTAGAAGTTGCTCTCATTCCTGCCGAAGCATTCTGTCCATACTTGTAAGCAACAGCCGCTTGTGTTGCATATTTTGCTGCAACAAGTTCTGTTTGTCTTTCAATGTTCGCAACATCTTCACCAACAGCCTGATTGTTTGCTTTTAATATTGCTTTGACAGACCTATCTTCTCTACCCATTGCACTAAAAGCAGCTATATTTTGAGATTCTGCATTTTTAGCATCCTCTAATATTCTGCTTATTGCATCAATGCCTTGAGCTTTTGCTAGAAACAATTCATTTACAAACTGTCTTGCTTCAAGTTTGCCAACGGCAGCCTTATCTGCCGCAGCTTTTCTTTCCGCAGATCTTTGGTCTAATGCACCCTTTACACTTATTACTGTTCCTAGAATACCTAACAAACTCATTAGAAAGAAACCTCTGCAACTAAACCATTAACTTGAATAAACATAGGTGCAGTTTGTGTTACTGTCACCTGTGGGTCTTTATTGTAACCCAAAAGATAGAACTCTTTTTTACCAGTTACAGCCTGTCTTGGCTGACTAAAATCATTATTAACTTTTCTAATAATTAATTTTTTATTGTTTACTGAAACAGAAAGCGTTTCTGATAAATCAAGAATAACTCTAGATAAAGTTCTTGGCTGTCCTGTTTCTGGCCCAACCCCTGTACTTACATCTATCGGATTCGTCTTTAACTCCACATCAAAACCAAAACCTACCTGACAGCTTGTGAGAGAGCTGTCTACAGCCGAAACGTCAATCTGACCACCTGACACTGTAAACTTACCTAAGTAGTCTGTAGCGCTTATTACATCGACCTCAGCACCATCTTCAAAATAATTAGATACTGTAAAGACTCCTGCCGTTCCAGTATATAAATTTCCTAGATCTAAACTGACGTTTTGATTTAATTCAGATAATACAAAACTATTTGCACCTGATCCAAGATTGGTTTTAATGATAGCAAAAACCCTGTTACCAATAGCAGTAACAGAATGAAAAGAGCCATTTGTCTCAAATCTTGTCCAACCTGCAACACCTTCGACTCTATTTAGATTATAAACAGCTATCTCGCCAGTAAAGTTCTGAGCAAAAACAAATGACTCAGCTGTGTTTACTGCGCCACTAATCACACACATTTGAACTGGATCACTAATTAAATGAGAAGAAAGCAATGATATAGGATCAGCTTTATAGGCTTGTTGACTATCATCAAACACAAACTGACGTATCATCTTACCACCAATCTGCCCAAAGATTGTTGCACCATAAAAGGGCTGTGGTCTTACAAAACTTGAGCCAAATGCAGTTTGTCTTTTTACTCTTGCATTAGTTGGAGTTATTGGTTGGTTTTGAAATGTAGGAATAAAAAACTCTGACCCTGCCGTAAAGATATGTATATCTCTATTAGAAACGAAGTGGCGTATAGTAGCCACCTCTCCAATACTCATAACCAGTTCAAGCCCATCATCATCTCTAGCTTCACCTATATCAAAATTATAATATAAACCAGACTTGCTAGCCCAAACAGTATCGGGTTGAGCCAAAGTGCCACCAAACCATAATCTATTTTCATGAAACCCTACTGCCGCAGGGTATCCCCTCAACTCTGAATATGATTGCTCCATCCACTCAGTTGTTGGTGAATGTGTTACAATTTGTATAAATCCGCCACCATCTTCAGATGTATTAGCAGATGCTCCTGCCGCAACAAGATATCTGTTTTCATCAATTACACTTCCAATAGTTCTTGATCCATTTATTTGTCCTTGATTTATACCGCCAACAGATGTTGCTCTGCGTATTTCAATTGTATCACCTTGAGTCATTCCATGATTAATATGTGTTATTTCAAGATTGCTCGAACCATCTGTTGTTCTTATTGCGCTTGGGTCAAGCTCAACAAACAATTCATCTACAACTCTTCCTGTTGCTTGAGTAGAAGATTGAACAGAGGTAATAAAAATTTCAGAACCATGATAAAGTAAAGTAATACCAATATGTTTACCAGTTGTATCAAAATAAGGAGCGCTTGTTGTAACCGTAATAGCATTTCCTGTTGTTGCAGAAGGATCAAGCGTAACACCAGTAGGATGAAAATGATAATAGGGTTGAAAAATCTTTGCCCCTCCTGCTTGCAATTGAAAATTAAACTGCTCTACTTGAAAACTATTTAATCCAGTTCTAATAATCTGTTGACACATAAATGTATTGTGACAAAGAAAAAGAATGTCACCACCTTGAGCATATGTCATTTCATGCAAATACAAGTGATCCCATTGCAAGGGGTTACCATCTATGTCTTGAGTAAGAGTAGTTGCTAATGTAAGCGCACCGGTGACTGGATTTATAAAAAATATTTCACATTTCTGATTAGTAAATGCAATCAGGTATTCTTCATCATCTGAAAATATAAAAGGTATAAGTCGTATCTGCTGACGTATAGCAGTATTTTCAGTTACAGAAGTAAAATCATGGAGTGCTTGAAATCCACCGCGTTTTGCAACACCACCTTCTGTTCTTATAAAAAAATTCTTAACTGATTGAGCAGAAGAGTTATAAATAGGCGAATCCGTCCTTGAAACCAAAGACGGACTTATCTCACCATACTGAAAGTTTGTAATCGGTATTCGTGCTTTTTGCATTAACTACGCCTATTTGTAATAAACCTCGATGTTGTAACTTTTCTTGTAGTTTGTTGTTGAGAGTCAGTTGATCTAGCTTTAGCCAACAACATTAAGTATTGTGTTTGCATCATATTAGCTAGGCTTTGATCTCTCGCTAATGCAGTAGCAAAGACTTGAGCCATTGCATATTCTACACATACAGAAAAATAAGAAGGAAAATCTACTTCATCAGCTCTGTATGTAAAATCTGCAATAAGAATATCATTTACAGAAGCATCACAAAATATTTTATTTCCATAAATATTATATTCTATTGCAAAATCATTTACTGTAATTGCATGAACAAAAAGATTTTCTGGTAATTGATATGCAGCATTAAATCTGCCAGTAGGTGCATCACTTAATCTATTTAATACAGCCTGATTAGATGCAAACCTCCATCGTGTAGATGTTAAATTTGTCCGAACAATATCCTCATACATGTTCCCTGCAATAAGGGCTTCTGTTGTATCATCATCAAAAGATGTAATTGGTTCTGCACCAATTAATATTAATGCTCGGCTACATATGTCTATCGCGCTGTTTGCAGGAGTGCTAAGTGCCATTGTGAACCCTATGAACTATGTGAACAAATGGGGGCTTTCACCCCCACCTGAATTAGTTGTTATCTAGAACTTCGTAGATACCATTATCATCTATAGCAACAGCACCCATTGACATCATTGATGTAGCAAGGTGAGCTACTTTCATAGGCACATAGTTAACCTCAGTTGATACATCTGAGTTTATACCAATACCCATAGCACTTGTGTGATAAGCAAAGTTCTTACCTCCTGCAACGGCAGATGTTGAGAAGATCTTAAAGCCTAAGAACTCTTTCATTGTCATGCCACCTGCAAATGGAAGATTTTGCGGCCCAACAAAATCAGATGACGCAAACTCATTTATATTAAATAAATCTGCAAATCCTGCTGGAGACATTGCAAGGTAACGCTGTCCATCTTCTGGAATATCCGCAGCACCAAATGTTTGGAACAATGTAAGAAGATCAGCTTTTGTTAATGCACCACTTGTATCTGCAATCTGAGTAGAGTTAGCACCTGCATCCATTGCGGTAACAATAAGCTCGTCGGTTTTACGCCCAAGCGCACCTGCAGCAGACTGAGCAACAGCTTGACGTTCGTTAATATTTATTTTTAACTCGTCAAGTTTGTCGATAAGTTCCGCAGCATAATGATCTGACATTGTAACTTCAACATTAGTGTGTGCCAATTCCATTGTACTGACATCACCGTTTCTAGTTTTAGTAGAAGCAGATCCTGCTCCTATTTTTTGAAATCTAGCAGTTGATCCAGAAACATTTGTAGAGCGAACAGTGTTCCGTAGCTTGGAACCCATACGCTGATATGCCATGTGTACTTCTGTTTCAAACTGCTTAATGAAGGCTTGATCTATTGTATTAGCCATTTTTTACAGTCCTTTTTGAGTTTCCGATTGCTACGAGTATCCATTCTTACATATCAACTCGGGTATCCAATAAGGGCCGATCAATGCGATCTGGGTCGTAATGACCCATTCTAAACAATAAATTTATTTAAATTGCAACGCACAATTTATTTTTACTGATTATAAAGTTTCTTATAACCTTCCTGAACTTGTTTAACATAGTCATCATTACGTCTTGCAGGATTCCAATATCTTTCATCTTCCATCATCTCCCTTAATCCTTCTTGCGTTATTTGAGCAGATGGTGTTGCATCAGAACCTAATGGTGAAGATTTTAATTTTTCCATAATAAACTCTAATACTTCAATACCTTCAGAAGTTTCTGTTAATCTTTCTATCGAAGGCATATGTTGTTCTGTAAAAAATTGATTTGCAAATAATGCTGCTGCTTCAACCCTTGCCCCTGCATTATCACCTAATTTTTCTAACTCTTCATCAGGATTAATAGAAGCATCCATTGCAGAATTAATTATTTTTTCTAATCCTTCTGCAAACTCTTCCTGACTAAAACCATATGTAAAAGAATGATCTGCCCACCACTTAAGAACTTCATCATTAAATACAGTATCATCATCAATAAAATCAGGAAGCTGATAATCTCCTGCACTATCTGGTCTATCTTTAAATGATTCTTCTTCTATTTGTTTTAAAACTTCTGCACGAATATCATCATCTTTTGATCCAAGCTTTGACTCTAATTCTTTATATGCTTTTGCAAGATCTTCACCAGAGTTATATTTTTCAGGAAGCCACTCAGGACGATCATTTGTTTTTGGCTCTAAATCTTCTGCAACAACAAAATCTCTTTCATCTTGTGGTGGCAGTTCATTTGTTGTTTCTGTTTGTTGAATTTCTTCACTCATTGTTTTTTACCTTATGTGATCTTTGAATATGACGCTCTATTAAGCCAACAAGATACCGTTGGCCCTCCAAATGACGCAGTTCATCAGTAGAAATATTAGGACCGCTTACCATTTCAATGGTTATACTACGCAAGTATTTAAGGATTTCTTGACCAGTAGGTTCAGAAAATAAAGAGCCAAAGTTAAGGCTTATCCTATCTTCTTCTGCTTTCTTTCTTGCTATTCCGTCTAAACCAAT